AGAAAGTCCATTTCAGCTTGATATGTTGACTTAGAATTTAGCTTCTTAGTTGCATCTGAATACTTAAGAACCAAGCACTTAATCCTAAACTCGGCAAGCGTCTTATTATCTATCAGCTCTTTAGTAGTAATAACCCTCATCACTGGACCAAACAGACCCTCTAACACTAACTTATTTGTGACTGATTCATCAAGCGTACCTGTAAACCCAAACCGATACTTGCAATCAGTCATCTTCTCCATAATCTTAGTAAGGGAGTTGGCTTTAAATAGGTGGGCTTCGTCGCCAATGATGATATCGAACTGATCAAAATACTTTTTAGGCTGTTTGTAGATCGATTGCCAAGTACTGATAATTATTTTCGCTTCATCGTTACTTTTTTCTTGACCTGCGGACACAAGGTAGGTATAATAGAACTGTAGTGATTCTGAATAGTCTATGAAGTCTGAGTTTAATTGGCTCACCAATGAGACGGTTGGTACGATTACCAGCGCTTTCTTACATTCCTTCCTCAAGTAATACTTCAAAAGGCAGTAGATAATAAAGGACTTACCCGAAGCAGTAGGTGAAAGAATCAGAGCTCGGTGATTGCGAACAGCGTGAGCAACCGCCCGAAGCTGATAGTCACGTGGCTTAAACTTACCGTCACTCAGAAACTTATTTAGTCCGTTTAAAGGTATGTCTATTGTTTGCTCTAAGTCATCATGAACAACTATCTTGTAGTCCCGCTCTTCAGCAAACTTCTTAATCTTTTGTATCAGACCAACGTAGATCTGCATAGTGTTCACGTTGAACAGGCGAATCTTACCATCCCACATTTTATTTCGGACGGATGGCATGAACGATGCTCCTGGGACTTCAAACTCAAAATAGCCTGATAGTTCCATAGCAATCCCACGGTCACATTCTACCTTGAGATATACTTCATCTTTCTTATGTATGTGGATTTCTTCCATCATTAACCTGTTGTAAATTTAGCCCAATCAACTGCCGACTTAATCTGGAAGCCACGATTATTAATATTCTTAATAACCGCATCGAGATACGAAATCTTTTCTTCCTGCATCCCGAGCTTCAAATTAGTCTCAATCATCAAATCATCTGCCTCTATATAGGCTTCCACTTCATTCTTCAATAATTTCTTATAGAACTGAGTACGACCAAGGTCTACCAATTCATCATTATCTAGCTCTCCCAGATAATATTCCATCAAAGTCTTGCGAACCTTTTTTGATTCCGCTCTGAGTTTGTATAGGGCGACACGCTCACCCATAAAGATTTTGATGTATTTATTGTGGACTACAGGAATCTTAGTGCTTTCTCGACCAAGTTCTGTTTCATCAATCTTACAGTCTTTATCCCACTCTTTAACAATACTTTCAATATTCAAATAACATCTCCAAAAAATAATATACTATGACAAAGTCTTTAATTCATACTTCCTATATGCGAATGATACAGTTGCTTTTAGATACTCAACATCAGTGTTTTCAATATCAAATTCTAATGACGATAGACTTGCTGGATACATATCAACAAAAGATATTTCAACGTTTGGCTTATAGTTACCAGTCATAACCACAAGAGAACCGTCAGTATATACATCGCTGACCGTTGATTGCGTTCTTCTGCCTATAGCGCCACGCTGTTCAAAATTATCAGGATACCCAAGAGCAACTAGCCAGTTGTAGATTTCTTGAAAGTTCTTCATGTCTTCATCAACACGAAAGGTCAAATCTAAACGACCAAACGTCAACTTATCCCCAGGAACAGGTAATTTGATAAATGGGTTATCGACTGAAGATGTTTCTCCTAGAGAGATATCAGGGATAGTGGCTGCTGTGCAGAAATAGTTTACATGTGGTAAACGCTTACACGAAAACCTAAACCCAATCGGGGAAAGGAAACTTTTATTGTCAGGTTCTATTGCCATTTATATATCCTATTAGTAGGCATCCTTGCCAAGTTAAATCCTATGCTCTTTTACTTATTTATTCGCTCTTGCCAGTAGCCTTACTGCTAACATCTTTTACGACACCAGAAACAGTGTCAAGAGTGCCAGTGGTAATCCCTGTCACATCATCTACAACGCCATTCACGATCATTTTACTTCCTTCGTAAACACCATCAATTGATGAACATGCGGTTAAGCTGAAAAGAATGAACAATACACTTAAAATTCGCATATTAATTCCTCTTATTTAAACCTAGATTTAAAAAAAGTCATGGCCAATACATTTACCATTATGGCACGTAACGCACCGCCATAAAGTCGATCGACATTTAACTCGGTTAACATTATTATCAACCGTTCTATTTATAAGCATAAAAAAAGGGGTAGCCGAAGCCACCCCTTAAAACGCCTGTTAAAACAGATCTTGTTTTTATCCTTACATAAGGTTCGAAACAGTAACTGTACGATAGTAAGAGTTCTTACCAGTGGCGTGAGAACTAATTGCGCCAGTACCAGCAGAGGTAGCAAACGGATTAGCAACCATACCATAGCGAGTCTTAAAGCCGATTTTCGGTTGGAAAGTATTCTCACCAACAGCACGTACCATTTGTAACGGCACATATGGGCAGTAGAACAAGCCAGCATCAAAGGCAGAAGAACCTTTGTAGCCAAGAGTGTAGTAGTTGGTAGTTGCATATGGGTCAATGTAGACCTTAATGCGACCGTTCAATACACCAGCAAAAGTGTTACCAGAGTCATCTACTTGAAGGTTATTGCTAAGAGCAGGAGTGTAATCAAGAACACCAGCCATCTGAAGAGCAGAAGCAACGTCAGAAGAAGTGATCATTACATTACCTTTACCACGACGAGTGGCTTTAGCAATTGCGTTTGCGTCACGTTCGATTTGGAAGATCAAGCCTTTGAACTTCTCAACAGACCAACGACCGTTAGAGTCAGTGTCTAGATCGAAAGTACCTGAAGTAGTTACATCGGATTGAGCACCAGCAGAAGCAGTTACGTTTACAGTACGGATTACTTCACGGTTGATTTCAGCAAGGATTTCTGAAGACAAGATATTGCTTAGTTCTTGTTCAGCGTCTAGACCATGTACTGATTTCAAGTCTTGAGCAAGTTCCATAGTGTACTCAGCTTTCAGCGCACGGCTTACAGCAGTTACAGAAACCTTATCAATTGAGAATGCCATTTCAGCAAACTCAGGAGCAGTTCCGTCGCCCAATGCTTCAGATTCAGCAGTAGTATGACCTACACCTGGAGCACCTTGAGAGTTACCACCAGCAGTTCCGGCAGCACCGCCACCAGTTCCAGCAGCAGACTCAATGATTTTGCCGTTACCAGCAAACTCAGTATTAGCTTCGGCTAGACCAAGAGCTTCAGCGCCAGTTTGGTTAGTGTAACGTGATTTCATCGCGAAGATAAGACCAGTTGGACCAGTCATTGGCTGAACACCAACTACATCATAAGCGATTAGGTTTGGCATAGCACGACGTACTAGGCTGATAAGTACTGGGTCGAAAGTATCGACGTTACCAGCACTAGCTGTAGAGCTTGAAGCGCCCATTGAGTTTACAGGAGCAGCCTCACCCAAAAGTGATGGACGGAAAGCGCCACCGCTTTGAGATGCTTGCTCAGCTGCATTACGTTCTTGGTTTTCTAGTAAGGTGGCTACTGTTGAACGCTTATGAGCATCAGCGATCGAAGGTAGATCAGCATGCTCTAATACAGGTTGCCACTTCTTTTGAAGTTCGTCAGTTTGATACATTATAGGTTCTCCTTAAATAAGACCTTTTTATTATTACAGTTTATTTATAATATGTTACTTTTTAATGCTTTTCGAAATGGCATTCAAGTATGCATTCATGCTAGGGTCGCTAGCAGGTGTAGCCTCTTCAGACAGCTCAAGAGGTTCATTTTCATCGATTACTACTTCTTCATTGATCACTTCTTCTTTAGGGAAATAGCTTTCCTTTAGAGTTTCAAGTTTAGAAGTATAAGAGTCAGCATCGTCAAAGGCAACGCCTTCAGCTAGTGACTGCAACTTAGCAGCTTGAGACTCAGTAATTCCCTCACAAGCAGCAGATAGAATAGCAGATTGCTTAGACTCTACCAACTCCTTACGAAGCTCGATGTTTCTTTCCATTTCTTCATTGATTGAAGATTCAAGCTCGGTCACCTTTCCAGCCAACTCGTCTACCAAGTCAACTTTCTCTTCTGGGATGTCGATATAGTTTTCAGTGAATAAGCTACGAAGCCCAGTCATGAAGTTCTCAACAATCTCAGCACGGATACCTTGCTCAACAGCTAGTTCGTTATCTTTCATCCACTCTTCGGCAACATACTCAAGATAAGAGTCTACTTGCGCAGAAAGTTTCTCAGCGATTTGAACTTTCTCAGATTCAAGGTCGCTTTCAAAATCAACAGTAACTGTTTCTAGGATTTGGTTTACTTTTGATACTACAGCAGCTTCAAAGATAGTAGTAGCTTTAGTAGTGAATTCCTCAGAAAGTTCTTCACCGCTAAACATTGCTTCAACATCTTCAGCCACAGAAACGTCTTCAGAAGAGATCTGACGAATTTCTTTGATTGACTGAGTTTCTTCAGCAACTTCTTCTTCAGCAGCTTCAAACCCTTCAACTTTCATAGCAGACATAATAGACTCATATGAAGCTGCGAGGTCATCTTTTTTCTTACCCTTAACTGCGTCAAGCATAGCATTGATCATGCCAGACTTAGTCTTGGGTACAGGTGCTTGTTTCGGTGCGGATTTCTTGACAGTAGCGGCAACTTCATCAGCTGCAGCCTCACCATCAACTTCTTTCTCCGCCGAAGCTTCAACGATTTCTTGCTCTTCGGCAAGAGTTTCGTCTAGCTCTTTTAAGTCTTGATCAGACATCGGATATCTCCTGTACAAATTAATTGGTTAACACGTGTATTTATAAAAAATTATAATTTAGAAATAAAATCTTCAAACACTCTAATCTTAGCTTCTTCAAGGTTTTTCTTTGAAGATGTTTTGATTTCATTCTGATAATCGGCTATGG